GGAAACGTGAAATTAGGAAAGACAAAGGGAACAGGTTTGCTGTATTAGCTGATACAGTCGATCTTGAGGACATGCCGTGTAGATTGTCCCAAAAACTGGTAAAGAAGGCTAGACGGATTGTCAACCTCCTGTCCGTCGACTGTGACTTGATAGCGGTCCGGCCGCTTCCACAGACTATTTCGTGCGGTTCTCTCCGCCGTGCGATAAGGAGCATTTACCCTCCTGAGCTTACCTTGGCTCAGGAGTTGTCCATAAAGACGGCGCAGAAATGCGAGCAAAATGTCTGCACACCTTGCGAAGCCCGGCAAGGTGATGTAGTGGGCAAGTGGATGGAGAGGCGGCTCCACCCGGCCGATGTTGGTGTCGAGGATCTCGAAAGATTTTCTCACGCCTTTAGAGGCAACATTCCACGCGGGTGGAACTTGCGCAAGACTGCGTATGTCCCGAACGGGCATGCGTGTCTAGGAAGGTCGAGGTGTCAGGGAGGCAACTGGAACCGGGACGTCTACTCCTCGGAGTGTGAAGTCAAGATGGTTCTGTCGTCGGGGAAGCCGCGCACGGTCACGTTGTATTCGGAACACAACGTTCGCGTGCTGACTCCCCTTCACAACTCCCTCTACACCTTCTTGCGTAAGAAGGACTGGCTTCTTACTGGTTCACCTACCAGTGAGAGGCTTCGGCAGTCATTCTCCGAAATGACAGGACGTGAGTGGCTGAGTTTCGACTACGAGTCGGCCACTGACAATATAAAGACTGCGTACGTACGCCGAGCAGTCGAAATTTTAATAGAAATGGCAGAAGAGTTGGCGCCGGATGAGGCCCGTTGTCTGAGGACAATGGCGTCTCTGCCCATTGGAGACTCTTTTGCCGAAACGTGCCAGCCTATGGGTTCGCCCATGAGCTTCCCACTGCTTTGTTTGATCAACAAAGCAGTTGTAGACCTAGCACTGACACGTTTGCTGTTGAGAAAGGAAATCGAGTTTAAGGAGTGGACTCGTCATCGCTGTTTGATCAACGGTGATGATCTTCTGACTAAGGACACGTCTAGTGGCACGTTGGCTGCCGCTATCGAGGAGGAGGGTCGTCTTGTTGGGCTGGTTACCAACACTGAGAAGACCCTCCGTTCCGTCGACACCGCCGAGATCAACTCCACGGTGTTTGTGGACGGTGTCCTGCAGAAGAAAACGAATGTGAGTGCCCTTTGGATGGGCGCGGACGTTGAGGACGTGATCGGATTCGCCAGCGAATCGTGCCGATCGTCCGAAGCGATTGTGAGTGTTGTTGCCAACAACAGCACCAGGCTTGCAAAAGCCGAGAAGAAAGTCTCCAGGCGACACCCTTGGGAACTCAAGAAAGCTCTTCTCCGATCGAAACCCGTGAGGGTTGCGTTGGTGTCCAGGGCGGTGGGCTATAAGCCGCCACTCGCCAACCTCTTCCCCGTAGAAGCCATGCCGGATGGCTTCGATTTATCTCGCGAGGAAGTTGTTGCCACCATCAACCGTGAGGTTGAACGGATTCGCAAACAGGAGTCTTGGGTTGCCGCCAAGATGAAGAACGCAGTTGCGGCTGGACTGCGTAGACAAATGAAAACTGTTTGTGATAAGGGCCCGCGCTACAGCCGCGCGGCACGGTCCCTTAGGTGGAAGCAAGGTCCTGAGACAGAGGAAACTCTGTCTTGTCTCGTCAGGGCCTGGCAAGAAAAGAAATACGAGGCTTTACTCGCCGTGGATCCGTTTGAGGAATGTACGTCTCCTCCTTCGGACTTCTCCCGGATCGGGCTCATGCTCGATTTAATTAAACGATTTAAAGATCAAAGAA